GCACCACCGGCGGCGGATAGGACGGGACATACACCACCTGCGGCGCCGGCTGCTGCAGAATGGAAACCTCCGTCTCATATCTTGCCGTGCATCCGCACAGCATCAACACTGACAGCGCGGTCATCCTAAGTAGCGACACCCTTTTCCACTATCATCTCGAGCCGTATCCTTCGCCCGTCCGGATCGATCGAAGAGCGGATGTTGTAGGCTTCGTCGTCGATCAGCACGCGGTCGCCGGGCAGGATGTTGGCAGCGTCTTCCGACCAGCGCACGTGCAGCACGCCAGGCACTTGCTCGGCGATACGGCCCGCCTCGATCACTTCACCCCCGCGCTGCGGCCGGAAGTCTGCCCACGTCTCCACATCCTCGCCCCAGGTCACGGCAAAGCCACCACCGATATCGGGCGAGGGTGACGCGCGCTGGAAGCGCACGCGCTTGCGCAGCCGACCGGCCTGCATGGTTACGGGATCTCGCCGCCCGAGGTTTGAATGTCGACATCCAGCACGGTTGTTGATGTGCTCATGCCGAGCACTGTTGGATATTCCTGGGTGCCGACATCGGCGACCGGGCAAATGCCGCCAGCGGTATCCGAGAGATAGTAAGCGGTATTCGCCACCAGGGTGCCGCCGATCGTCACCGGCCCGCTGCGGAGGATGGTGCAGGGTTGCCCCACCGAGGCACCATTCAAGGCGATGCCGCGCGGTGTATGGATTTCGGCCGGCGTGTCCACATTGCTGTCGGCGAGATTGTAGCGGCCATCGGTACTGTCCGCGCGATAGACGACCTTGCCGGCCGTGATCGTGGCCCCGGCCCAGCCATGCTCGATGACGGCGTTGGTGCCGGGAACGACGCTGCCCGGCGTGATGACGATATCGGTCATGGGAAACCTCTCTAGACGTAGACGCGCCGGTATGGCGCGACGAGGTGATAGACTCCGATCGGGATCTCGGTCAGCGTGACCGGCGAGGCGGCCTCGCGGTTTTCATAAAGGTGCCCGGTCAACAGCAGCACCGCATGCTTGAGCGGCGCCGGGATGATCGCGTTGCCGGCGCGGAATCTGACCGTCACGACATTGATCGCCACGAGCGTTGCCGGCCAGGAGTAGCCGGCGACCGGCACGACCCAGCCGTCGCTGCTCTTGTCGTCGACCACATAGCTAACCGGGTCGACCGTCTGCGTGCCGCCGAGCTCATCGACATAAGAGACGCTGACGACATCGACGAGCGGCGACAGCGGAATAAGGATCGGCCCGGCCGGAAAGGCATCCAGATAGAGCTCATAAGTCTGCACGCCGAGAGTGCCGCCGGCGAGGATGCCATACTCGGCATCGAGGTGCTGCGTGGCCGTCTCGACATAGCTTTCGATCAGCGTCCGTTCTGTCTCATCGTCGATACGCAGATGAGCTGCCGCCTCGCCCCAGGATGCGACTGGTGCTGCCGGCGTGATCAATTTCAATGCTGCCGCCATCCGCCTGTCATCTCCGGTCGCTGCACATTTGCCGGTCGTGCTGCGCATTGCATATTGGCCGCCCGCGTCGTGCATTGCATGCTGGCCGCCCGCGTCACCAATTGCACGTTGGCTGGCCGCGTAGCGTCCTGCACATTGGCCGCCCGCGCTGCGTATTCTGGCGCGCCGCGATACCAGGTGCCGAGCCGAACGCGATCCAGCAGCAGCGCGCCGCTGTCATCCTCGAGGCTGAATTTGAAGCTCGTTTCCTGCAGCAGATACCAGGCAACGGCCATTTTCCGTCTAGGGCCGATACATCAGCCAGCCCACCGTCTGCGCAGACGGAGCGGCACTGCCGAAAGTGATGGTGAAGGCGGCCGTCGACTTGGCCGAGACGTGCCACGTCGTCGCCCACGTCGGCTGGATCTGGATGTAGTAATTCGTATCCGGCTCCGCGTGAGACGGCACTATCACGCTGGCGCCGGATGGCGGCGGATAAGAATAGCCATCGAACGCCTGCGTGCCGTCGTCGATGAACGTGTCCGCTGCTGTCTCCCAGAAGCCGTCGAACTGCACGCCCAGCGTGGTGCCGCGATAAACCCGGCGCAGCATGGGCAGAGCTATCGCTGTGAACGACATGGATGCCTTCTGGTCCGCAGCGATCGCCACCGACTTGTAAGTAAGCCCGCCGGCAACCGGCGGATTCGCATAAACCCCGGTGCATCCCGTCTCCCCGCGCGGGCCGACTATCGTCGTCGCGTAGTAGTAGGTGCCAGGTGCAAGCGACGATCCGATCTGCGCACTTGCCGTTGGCGGGCTGGTGAACTGCGCCGTGCCCTCGCCTGCCCCGGTCAGGAATGTGTGGGTCGCCGTGACCGCGCCGTTGGCCACCGACAGCGTGCCCGCGAGATTGCGCCCGAAAACCGGGACCCTGGTGTTGTCCGGCTGCGTCAGCGTGGCGAGACGCAGGTTGGGAATGTGCGAAGCAAAGCGGTCACTGTCGAGCAGCGGCGCTGCCGTCTTGTCGTAGAGGTCCTGATCGAAAAAACTCCTCGTGGTTTTCGCCGTCGTGGTGTCCCGGTTGAACATATTGGTTTTATGGACGCCGATTGGCCTAACTATATTATCTGGCGCAACAGGAGTATTCTGCCCGCCAACCGCCCGCACAGTTCCGGAATACGACGATCTGATATCGTAAGTGTATTTCATAAACGAGCCGTTCATCTGAATGCCTTCGATGATCGACCCGGCGGTACCGTTAACCACTGTCATGCCCCAATCGCCCAGGCCGCTATACGGCAGACCGCGATAGAAGCGCGCAGGACCGTTTGTGGACGACTGCATATTTATGTGGGCAATGCGGGCATCGAACAGCGTCACTGCGTCAATGCCAACGTGATTGGCCTCCAGCGTCACGCCCTCGACGACCCCCTGCCAGTTAAAGGGGCCATTGTTCCCGGTATTGTGAATCGCCCGGTCGCCAAGATGAATGCCGCATCCACTCACCTCGATCCGCCCGCCATACAGCGACGCCGCTCCAAACAGTCGCACGCCTGTTCCGCCCCCGATAAACTCACAGTTCCAGGCGCGGGTCTGAAAGGCAATCAGGCCAACCGCATCCCTGAAATCTTCGGTGAGGACATTATGGCTGGAAGTCCAATCGCTGTTGAATCGGCAGTCTATTACCGATGCAGAGAACGGCTGGATCATCTCCACGGCGCGCCAGCGATAGTTAAACAAGCACTGCATAACCGTGACGGGACAGACGCTATTGTAGACCTGCAGGCATGAGCCCCTTTCGTGCAGGTTTTGCATCGTCAGATGCCGCAGCGCGAGGCGGCTGGCGGTGTTTCCCGGCACACTCCCAACGATGCCTGGAGGACTGGGATAAGCGTCAACGATCAAGATTTCTGTGCGGTGAATAAGCGGTTTGTCGATGTTGCCCGCTATAACGCTCGGCCCGATCCCCGGCACGCCCTGGAAATTCGCTCCCACGCCCTCGATGTTGAGATACGTGTCGTAGGTGATCGACTGGCTGATCGTCAGCGTGCCGGCAGGGATGAAGACAGGCTTATGCGTGTCGACGGCATCCTGCAGATAGTCGGTCTGGTCGTCCGCCGCGAGCAGCGATGCGCCCATGGCCTTGAGGTTAATCCTGTCGCCGGCCAGGACTGCCCATCTTCCTCCGACATTAATCGCGAGCTTCGTCGCCGGAACGGGTGCAGCATCCTGCACCTTGTAAACGCCCTCGCCGCCATCCCCTATCGCTGTGAACCCTGATGTTTGAATTGCGCTCTTGCCCGCGAGGTTTGCACTCATCAAGGCCGGCGGATCTGCCAGCCGAGAGATGGAAGACAGAGGCGACCGATAGTTAATCCCGCCAGCAACAGTCGGAACCTCATCGGTTCCCGCAATGCTGGTCCGGGGCGGTAGCTCTGATATTTTCGTATCGGCCATCTATGTCGTCTTCGCCTGCAGCTCGGCATTCGACATGCGGCGCGGCACGTAGGTGAACTTGCGCAGGATGCCCTTGAGGCTCTGCGTGGTGCTGTTCGCGGAGTTGCCGACATCGAGGCGATTGATGCCGATCGGCATGGCTCCGGCAGTATCGGCCGTGGCAAGCACCCCGTTGCGGACAAACTGGAAGTCATCCAATTGCGCGGCGAACGCCAGCTTGTGAGAAGCCACCCCCGGCGTTGCCGCAAGGGCGGACGCGGCCACGGCGACATTCCCGGAGCGGGCAGTGCCGTCGACGGTGGTGGACGTCAGTCTGAATTGAAGCAGATCGGTGGTGTCACCATCAGACAGCGTGGCCGGGCAACTCACGCCGGCAGTATCAATGCCAGTGCAGGTGCAGTCGGCGATCATGGTCGAGGCCGTCGCGCTGAGCGGAAAGGCGCTCGTCAGCGCAAAGTAAACATCCGCCGTCCGCAATTGCGTTACGCCGAATGTCGGGATCGGCGAGGTGGCGACGTTGCCGATCTCAAGCTGCGCCCTGGAAACCGTTCCGGTGACCGTCAGCGTGAGCGAGCCGGCGGTGGGTGTGAATGTCAGGGAAACCCTGTTCGCCGCGCCAGTGCCCACCAG